AAATTTTTTTGGGCGGGGGCTGGTTTCATTGGGGTAATACTAACTCCACTCAACCAGCCCCCTTACCCCCTTCCTTCTCTAATCAACCTTTTTAAGATCTAAATTATAGATCTCATTTAATTCTGACCAAGATGGCTCTTTGGGGATTAACTTCTCCAGTAGTTCAGTCTGCGCTTTAATCGCGTTCTCTATCTGCTCCAACCCAGAAGAAAGAGCAGCTATATCAGCTCGTAAATCACTTTCCTCACTGGCCGCGTTCATTAAAAATTGATCGCGTTGAATGTTGTCTTTGCAGACATTAATTTCATAACCGTACTCATAATACTTGTCTTGCTTTTTGCAGTAATCTGCCGCTTCTTTAAAAGTACCACGAGCGTGCTCAATATGAGCCCTTGGAAAAATCTTTTTGACTTTGCTGAAACTAGTAGTTCTGCGAAAGACGACAAACATTTGATAATGTTGTGTTTCATTTTTACCAATCTCCTTTCCGTAGATTATATACTGTATCCCGTGTTTGTGTAGAACACTGTGCATCCCACGAAATTCTGATTTCTTTACGATTCCTTCCTTTTTCGGGTCAGTCCAACCGAAAGGATTTTCGGTTGGTTCTAACTGTAAGTACGGAAGCCAATCTGATTCTTTGGGATTGTTTATAGTTAAACAATATCCATGAGTTTTCATGTATTATTATTATATACAATAACATCTGACGTCTTAGCTAGACGTGAACTATAAGTAAGTTTAGATTCTTGTTGAACCTCAACTGATACTGGCGCAGCTAATGAGCTTGCAGTAGGATATCCTCGAGAAACAATCAACTGACATGGTAACCACGGAGCGGTTCCACCTTCTACTGAAGATTGTGACATCTCGTCATATGTTACCGATTTGTTTATATTAAAAACAAAACGGTGTCTATGAATGGAATTCGAAGTCATTCGGACTGTCGTCTTCTTAATAATATTCCACGTACGACGGAACGTCGGCGATTCTAAAGGCTCTGAATTAACAATAAATTCATCATAATCATCATTAGTTTCAATAATAGCATTATCGTAACCGTTTACCCAACACCAAGTTGGACTCATATGGCCAATCGAGTATTTCTCGCCTGCACCTGCAGATGTTGAATCGGAACCACCGATACCAAACTTAGGCTGTAAATCATAGATTTCTACAATTGCACCTTCTGAAGGCGCTTTAATAATCATGACGCTAGACAACGAGTGGTAGTTAGCTACCAACGTTTGCTTTAACGCGTCAATTGCTATGTTGTCGTTAACTGTCCTTGCACGCAACATTCTATCAAATTCATTTTGAATTGCAAAATTAGTCCAAGATTCATTTGAATCCATATCGTCGCCTAGTGGTGGAACCAGTACGGCTAGGTTACGATCACCAAGTGCTTGCTTACCGTCATTATTCGTAAAAGTAGCTTTCTTATTACGAATAGCTTCATAACGAATCGTGTCAGTCGTTTTCGATGCACGTTTCGGGCGATAAGAGAATAAACTTGTTGATTCTGTTGTACCACCTACGGCTGGTTGATCCAGCAATTGTAATTTCATTATATTGAAATTACGTCCCGAAGTACCTACAGGAGTCTTAAGCATCTCTGCAGTCTTCTGGGCTAGTCCAACTAACCCATTTACATCCAATTCGGCAGCTTTTTTCTCTACCTCTTTTTTAAGTGTCTGAGTTACAGTTGTCTTTAACTCATCTCTGTATTTACGACCTGCTTTACGCATAGCCGTAAACCTTCGGGGCTTCTTTTGGTTCAAAGCTGTATAGCTTGGACCTTTAACTTCGTAATACGGGACCTTCGGGTTTCCGTAATTAGGCTTAAACCTTACGGCAGGCTTTATTCTTGGTATTTTCATCATAAAATCCCTCCTGATTAATATATATTATATATTAATTTTTTTTATTGTAAAACTTTTAAAGTTTTCCTCAAAATTTTTTTGGGCGGGGGCTGGTTTCATTGGGGTAATACTAACTCCACTCAACCAGCCCCCTTACCCCCTTCCTTCTCTAATCAACCTTTTTAAGATCTAAATTATAGATCTCATTTAATTCTGACCAAGATGGCTCTTT